GTAAAGGGTTACGGTCGCATTGCTAACCGTCAGAGCGCCGTCCATTGTGATCGCGCCGACTCCGGTCATGTCGCCGGTCGCGCCGATATCCCAATCGGCAGAGTTGATCGCAACAGTTTCGCTTCCGGATCCGACGGCGATGGCGATGGTGTTGCCGTTGGTCAGCGTGAGCGCGTCGCGGTAGGTCGTGTTGTCCACGTCATACGCCTGGATTTTCAAAGTTTCGGCGGTAGTCGAGGACCCCTTGAGCGCTTTGCCGTTGGCCAAATATACGTCGCCGGCCGAAAGCGTCAAATCGCCGGACATCCCAATGGTCGATATTCCGGTCACGGCGCCGGTGGTGGCGATATCCCAGGAAGACGAGTTGACGGCCACGGATCCGCTGCCGCCGCCGATGGTCACGGTGCCGGTGGACGTTCCGGTGTTGATATTGGTCGCGTTGTTGCTCGACGCATTAAGGTTGACCGTGCCGCCGGTGATGGTCAGGCCGGCCGTGAGCGGCGAAAACGACGCAAACGACGCAACGCCCGCCTTGGTCACGTACCAGGTGCCGGACGTTCCGGCGATGTCGTAGCCGGTCCCGGCGTTCGTGATCTGAATGGCGTCGCCGGTGCCGGCCGTTTTGTTGACGAAAAACGCGTCATTGGTGCCGTGCGATGCGTTCAGCGTCACCGCCGATCCGTCCACGGTAATCGCCGCGCCGGAGTTGTACGCGTCGTCAAGGCTGCCGGACGTTCCGGCTCCCCAGGACCAGGTCCCGGCTCCGTCGGTTGTCAGATATTCCCCGGCACCGCCGTCGGCGGGGATCATATTTAGTTTTGCCGCCGTCGCGGTGACGGCCGTACCCGCAATTTTGAAGTAGCCGCCGGACTCGACGTCAATCGCGGATCCGGACGGAATGCTGATCTTGCGGTTGGTGGCGTCAACAGTGTAAATGATGTTGCCGCTGACGTCCCGACAGACCAGGTTTCCTGCTACGCCGTCGCAGGTGACATTGATTAAATCCGCCTGGGATAACCCGGGGAACATCAATGCCAGCAACAGCGCGGCGATGATTAAGCATCTTTTCATTTTTGTTTTCCTCCCTGAAGGACTTGCATAAGGGCGGAGCGGTCAGGCCCCGCCCTTTGCTTGTTTGCCGGGTCTAAAGGCCCGGACTACGTAGATCCGGCGTTTAATCGTAAATTGCCGTCTCCGGGATTTCCGCCTGATAGCGTGCGCCGCAAAGAACGGCCCAGGCCGCATAAAGGGTCGTGTCCGCGTCGGCGATGTTCATGCAGACGCAGTCGTAACCGTCGCCCAGCATATCCGCGGAAATGGGCACCTTATAGAGACGGTTGGCCGTCGCTTCGATGTCGAACGTGTTGGACGCGGCGGTCATGGGAATGAGGATGTCCTCATGCTTCTGGATCCCGTTGGCCACTACGGTCCGGCCGGACGTTGTGAAGGTCACGGTCTCGTTGTCCACAAAGGTCGTACCGTTGTATGCGTAACCATAAATGCGGCTGCCGGTGTCTTTGTAAACCACGCCCGCGCCGCCGGCTCCCGTGAAAGCGGCGCCGGCTGCCTCGACTTTGTCATCGCTGGGTCCGTCGTAATCCAACACGAAGCCCGTTTTGTAGTATCGGGTGAAAGCTAAAGCTGTGGAGCAGCTCGAAACGCTGACGCCTTTTTTCATCGTGACGGCCGCGGCCTTCGTGACCGCGCCGATCATCAGGAAAAAGTCTGCCTGTTTGTAATTTTTAAGGCTGAGCACGTCGGACGCGATGGCGCCGTCCTTGCTTTGCGCCCAAATCAGGGGAACAACATGATATAAATTTTGCATCTTAAAACCTCCTGCTCTATGTCATGCCCGGCATTTCCGGGCGGTTAAAGTCTCCTGCCGGGCCTGAAGGCCCGGACTACGTTAATTGTGGCCTGAAGGCCCAGGCTACGTTACGACCGGGTCGCCAACGCGACGAACGGGCTGACCGAGTTGGATCCCTTGTAGGGATTCAGCGCGGACTTCCAGCGGGGCTGCCCGTCAAAATAGTAGATGAAGCGGTAGGTTTCCTGGTCGTACAGGAACTCGACGTGGATGCTCATGGCCTCCATGATGTCGCCCTTGTTGGCCGTGATGTACTGGCTGAAGTCGGCCAGGATGATGTCGCCGACGGTGCCCAGGGTCTCACACTGCTCGATCTGGATGACCGGGGCGCCCTTGATCCGAAGCACGCCCTGCGCGTCATACTGCACAAATCGCGGCTCCAGGGCGCCGGTGCCGGCGGTGATGGACAGTTCGTCCAACTGCGGCGTCACGTCGCGGTTGACAAACCAGACCGGATTCTTGCCCGATGCGCGGGACCACATCTTGGACAGGTTGATCGTGTTGATCGTTTTGGCCTTCTGGCCGGACTCTTTGGCTACGGAAACCAGGGCGGCGGCGTTGAGGATGCCCAGGGCTTCGCCCGCGCCGGATCCGCGGATGACCAGGTCCTGGCACTTGAACGCGAACTCTTCGCCGAAAAGCTGACGAATTTCCTGGCCCATGAAGGTCACATTCCGCATCATCTCGCCGGATGCGTAGAACAGGCCGGTGAGCTTGGACGGCTCGATGCGGATTTCGGAAAACTTGGTCTTGGAGGCGGTGAACTCGCCCAGCTCCGAGTTTGTATATACCCGGATTCCGCCGCCGCGCGATCCGTTGACGCGGCTGGTTTCGTCGATGCCGTAAATGGTGACGAACTGCGTGCCGGGATTGAGCGTCCTGGCCGCGGTGCGGGGCAGGATCTCGGAGTTGTTGAAGCCGTTGGTCATCAGCTCCGTGGATGTTTCGCCCTGCAGAAAAAAGCCGCCGTCTGTAGGCACGCCGACGGTAAAGCCGCCGGAGGCCGCGGCGCGGCTTTCCAGGCGCCGCTGGGTCTGCTCCAGACGGGAACGGCTGGCGGAGACTTCGGAGTCTCTGAATTTATCGGGCCGCGTCATGGTCCGAATGTCCATCAACTGCTGGCCCAGCGCGGTGGCCGGGCTGCCGAGGTAAATCGGACGGTCGGGCGACGTGGCCGGGCTGCGGTGCTCGGTGTCCACGTCGTTGTGCGGCGCGGCGATTTTGTCGATGACATAATCCTTGAACTCGGCCAGGGTTTTGCCTTCCGCGATAAACCGGGCCGCGTCGTCAATCAGGCTGTGCTTCTTGCCGACGGCCATGATTTCGCGGGATTCTTCCTGCGCGCGTCGCTGCGCAGCCTCTCTTGCCTTGGCGCATACGGGGCAAACGCCCGCGACTAAGTCGGCGCCGCAAATATTGCATTTTTCCATGTTTTCTCTTTCCTCCTGTTGATTGATTTCAATGGGTATTTCTTTTTCCTGCCTGTCCGCTGACCTGCCGACGCCGACGGTTGCGTCCGCCGGAACGCTTACCAGGCTGACTTCCAGCGGTTCCCAGTCGGTGACGCGGTAGGTGTCGATGGTTTCTTCCGCTCCATCGATTTTTTCGGTTTTCATCAGCTTCATTTTTAAAATCTCGTAGCTGACGGATACGTTTCTCCGGATGCCGTCGATGACGTCCTGGAGGATCTCACTGGCCCGCACGCTTTTCCCAAAGCGCACCAGCGCCCGCGCCTTGCGGGAGGCCGAGTCGATCCAGGCTTTCTCAATGACTCCGATTTGATCCCTGGTGTTGTGGTCCATCAATAACGCGCCGGCGTTGTTCAGACGCCCCAGGCGCACTTCATTGGGGTCGTGCCCCAGTATTTCAATTCCCCAGTAGCGCTCGTACGGCTCTTCCGAGGAAAACGACAGCTCGACGGTGCGGGCGTCCGCGTCAATGGTGCCGGCGTCAAACTGCGCGGCCCGGTCGATAGTGCCCAGTTTGATTGTCCGCAACAACTGCTTGATTTTTTTACTCATTGTTTTCCCCTCCTTCGTCTTCCGGTTTGGCCGGTGCGGCCGGCTGCTGCGCGAGCTTGCCGACGGCTTCGCCAAAGTCGGATTGGATTCCGTATTTTGCTTTCAGTTTTTCGTCTTCGGCGATCTGGGCGTAGAGGTCTTCCAGATCCATGTTGAAGCGCTCCAAAACAACTTGCCGCTCGGTCTTCCACTTGGCGCGCACGCAGGCTAACTCGGCTTCGATATCGGCCTGCGGGTCCACCCAGTCGAACGTCCGGCCGCGCCAATCCGGCGCGTTAAATTTTTCATATTTGCTGTAGGGTAGCGAAAGGCGGTTCGTCAGCAGCGTCATTTCCAGCCAGTCGCCGAAGACCTGATCCAGGAAATCTTCAATCATCCAGCTTTGCAGATTCTTCCAGTTGTCGCGCTCATCAATGGCGCCGACGCGCATGGATGAAAAGTTGACGCCTTCCAGGTCGTTGGCCAGCGAATTGTACGACACGCCCAGGCCGGCGGAGACGCCGCGCAGCGTGGCTTTGATAAACGCGCCGAACTGCGTGGTGGGATGGTTTGGCTCAAAGGATTTAAAGGTATAGCCGGGCGGGAGTTTTTCAAACGTGCCGGCCTCGGCGTGGCTGATCGGGTTTCCGGCGCTGTCTTTTTCGTCGCCGACATACTGGCCCATGCCGGTCGGGTCGGTCTTTTCATAGAATCCCATTTTTGAAGCGCCCAGGCGGGCGGCGATGACTTCGGCGTATTCGTATTCTCCGACCTGGTTGAGACGCCGGGCCGCGGTGTGCATCCACGGGACGCCGCGCCCCTGCGTGGACCGATCCGGAATATAACAATGGATGATGTCGGCGGCCGGGACGCGCAGGCGCTCGCCGGGTGATCCGGCGGCGATGGTCATGTAGGCGTCGCCGGGATGTTTGCGGCGCAGGTGATAGGCGACGGGGCGATCCCATTCGTCATATTCCACGCCCAGGCGAACCTTGTTGCGGCCGTTTCCGGCTTCCTGGTTGTAGGTTTCGTCCAGGACGTCGGCCTCCAGGATCTGCAAGGCGAAGCGCCATGGGTTTTTGTAGCCGCGGATTTTGCGGGCCAGAAATTCGCCGTCGCGCGCGACGGTGCGAATGAATAGTTTTTGGACGCCCAAGAAGGACAGTTTCCCGTCCACGGTGCAATTGCCCTTGCGGCCCCAGCGCCACCATTCCCATTCGATTTGATCGTTGGCGGTCTTGTCTAGTTTTCCGTTGGGATCCTTGGCCAGGTTCTTCAGTGTGAATCCGCTGCGGCCGACGACGTTGATTTCGCACATGCCCAGGAATTTTTTGGCGTAGTCGTTGTTGCGCTCCAGCTCGCGGCTGCGCGCGCGGGCGACAGCCAGGGCATTGCGCAGCTCGGCGTCGCCCGTTGATATCGGCGCCAGAAACGAGCTGGTCAGGCGATCCACGCGGGCGATGTCGAAGGACCGCGACGGCGTCTGGATGATTTGCGCCAGGTCAATGGCCGGCGCCGGCCGTTCTTCAGTCTTTGGCTGGCCGAATTGCTGGAGCTGTCTGTAATAATTTAAGATTGCGCCCATCAAATAAACCTTGTGTAGATTTTGTTTTTTCCGGACAGCCCGGCGGCGATGTTGGCCGTGGCGACCTCGGAGTCGTATTCGGCTTTGTACATGGCGCGCAGGCGCATCAGATCCTGGAGCGGCGTCCGGCTGAGGCTGCGCCCGGCGATGGTGTATCCCATTTGATCCTGGCTGGCCCGGCCCTCAATGACGGCTTCTATGGCGTCCAGGACTTTTTTGGCGTGGCTGCGGTTGTCGTATAGAGCGGATCGGCCGGCGATGTTATCGAGGACGGTGACGATCCCGGTGGCGATGGTGTAGCGGGTGGTGGTCAGGGTGGCGACGAGCTGCCATTGATAGTCGCCCGCGGTGTAGGCGCCGGTCGTGGCGGCCGACGCGGTGAATTTGAAGTCGTCGGCGTTTGTCGTCGTCGGCCGGGCGGTGATGGAAATGATGCCGAGCTTGCCGACGGCGACGTATTTGAGCGTCCAGCCGTCGGACGCCTTGATGTCTGTTGTTTCCAGGACGCCGTTGTCGTTCATCTCGACGGCCTGGACGGACCGGCGCACCCAGGTGATGGTGTCGCCAATCATGATTTCAGTCGGTTCCGGGTATGACATTTTCACTCCCGGCGCTGGTTGTTCGCGCGCGCGGGAATACATTACACCCGGTTTTTTGCAAAAAAGGGCCATCGGCCGGCTTTTGACCCTCTTTTGACCCTCTTTTTACCGGCTTTTGACCCTCTTTTTGCTTGACAGGTTTTTTCAGGCAGTCATTTTGGGGTGTTTTTTGGTTGGATTTTGGGCGGATTTTTGGCGAAAAAAAGGCCGGGGTTTGCGGCCCCGGCCATGGTGTTGTCATTCCCGCGCAGGCGGGAATCCAATTTTGTTATGGGATAATCACTGAGCGGCGACCTAAGCGTTCCGGCACCCGCGGATGCAAATCAAGGCACCAGCCGTCGCCGGTTTCCATCGCGCGTAGTTCCCGCAACTCATCGGAGGATAGTTTTCCAAGCGATTCCCCGCTTTTTAGGCTGTAATACCGCGCGTCCATCGCGGCGACCAGTTCTTTAAATTCCTGGTCTGTCATGCTCCGCTTTGATTCTCCGGCGGCATCCTGGTGATGCGCCATCCTCTCGGCGTCGTCAAACGGAATATTGTGCGGCGGATGATGCACTGGCGGCAGCGTCTCGGTCCGCCAGAAGCGAAACGGCCATTCCATAATCGCGTAAAGCTGTGATAGTTTCATGCTATGCCTTCTTTCTGCGTGGTTTGTTGCCGGGTTTCTTTTTCATCAATTCCAACAATGTCTTTTCATCGTGGATTTTTAAGCCCTTTTTGTTGCCGGCGGCAAACGCCGCCCACTCTTCCATGGTCATTAA